TTTATTACCACAAAGTTATTGATTTAAAAAATCCACACGATGGGATTCAAGAACTGCGTTACATAGACCCAATGAAAATGAGGTATGTAAGGCAGCAGAAAAAAAGCGAAAAAGATAAGTATAGAGTATCTAATATTAATAGCGATAATCCTATGGATTTTGAGTTTCCTCAAATAGAGGAATATTTTGTCTATAGTCCAAAATCAACATATCCTACAGGAAATCCTTCTTCTATGGGAGGATCTCAAGGGATTAAAATGTCTAAAGATTCAATTACTTATTGCACTTCTGGTCTTGTAGATAGAAACAAAGGATCCACTCTTTCATATTTACATAAAGCAATTAAGTCTCTTAATCAATTGAGAATGATTGAAGACTCATTAGTAATTTATCGTTTATCTCGTGCTCCAGAGCGTAGAATTTTCTATATCGATGTAGGTAATCTACCAAAGGTTAAGGCAGAACAGTATCTTCGTGATGTTATGATGAGATACCGTAATAAACTTGTATATGATGCAAATACAGGAGAAATTCGTGATGATAAAAAATTTATGTCTATGCTGGAAGACTTTTGGCTTCCAAGAAGAGAAGGTGGTAGAGGAACTGAAATTTCTACCTTGCCCGGTGGGCAGAATCTTGGAGAAATAACTGATATAGAATACTTTAAGAAAAAACTATATCGTTCTTTAAATGTTCCACCATCAAGAATGGATGGAGAAGGGGGATTCAATCTCGGACGTTCTTCAGAAATTCTTAGAGATGAAGTTAAATTCAGTAAATTTGTTTCTCGTTTGAGAAAGAGATTTTCATATATGTTCCACGATATGCTTAGAACTCAATTGATTCTTAAGAATATTATTACCCCAGAAGATTGGGATATTATGGAAGAGCATATTCAATATGATTTTCTATATGATAATCATTTTGCAGAACTTAAAGATGCGGAACTTCTCAATGAAAGACTGAATATGGTTCAAGTTGCAGAACCATATGTAGGTAGATATTTTTCTCAAGATTACTTAAGAAGAAAAATCTTGCGTCAAACTGATGAAGAAATTGTAGAACAAGATAAAATTATGAAGAAAGAAATTGAAGATGGAATAATTCCAGATCCAAATCAACCAATAGATCCAAATACTGGTATGCCTTTAGACCAAACATCACAAATGGATTTGGGACAACCCGTTATGGAACCAGAACTCAATGCTTCTTCTACCGAAATAAATGCAAAGCCAGTAGAAATGCCTAAGGGTGGAGAGATATAAATAAAGAAAATTACTTAGGTATTAAAATGGATGACCTTCTTGATATGATTGTTGCAGATGAATCACCTTCACAAATCAGCGACAAAATTAAAGAACTTCTTTTTACAAAATCAGCAGAAAAAATTGACGAATTTCGCCCAATTATAGCAAATTCAATGTTTAATGGAGATAATGAAGAAACAGGGGAAGAATGAAATCATTCAAACAATTTCTTTCAGAAAGTATAAGTATTGCCGGAGATTTTAACGGTAATCTTTATATTAATAATTCTGAACCTCAAGTACAACAAGTTGGTGAAGAATATATTGCTGATGTAATGTGGAATGGAAACTTTTATAGACTCGAACTAGTCACAAAAACTGGAATTCCATCAACAAGAGACCTTGGCGAGCAACTGCAATCTGATTATCCTGGAGCAGTTGTTCATCAGATTTATCCAGTTACAGAAAAAAATTTAAACATCAAAAACGCACAAAGATATCACCCATCAAAGTTAGAATGGATTGATTGATAAATGGCACAATGGAATATAACTACTCAGGATTATTTAAATCAGGAAAGATCATTATTTGAAGTCAATAATATTGCAACTAGAGACGGAAAAATTGTTGATAATATCAATAGATTTCCCGTAAGTGTAAATCCAGATGCTTTTGGTAGAACAAGAGTATCAAATCCACTTACTCTATTTGATAGTTCCCACAGATATAGGGACAATAATCTTTGGGTGAGTTTAATCGTAGGAACTGGTTCTACTGTTGGATTTGCAACTACTCAAGGATTAGTAAATATTGGTATTGGAACTACAAGTGGCGATTCAGTTATTAGAGAAACTACAAAAACATTCTCATATCAACCAGGAAAATCTTTACTTGTTTTAAATACCTTTGTTCCTGCTACACCAAAAACAAACTTAAGACAGAGGGTCGGTTATTTTGGTGCTGATAATGGAATGTATTTTGAAATTAATGATACAACACCTTATTTTGTAGAAAGAAGTTTATCTACTGGAACTTCAACTTCAGTTGCACAATCTGATTGGAATATTGATAAATTAGATGGAACTGGAGTTTCTGGTATTACATTAGATATCACCAAAGCACAAATTCTTTGGATGGATATTGAGTGGTTGGGACTTGGTACAGTCAGAATGGGATTTGTAATTGATGGGAAATTTATTCACGCACATTCATTCCATCACGCAAATATAATCCAATCAACTTATATTACAACAGCATCACTTCCTTTAAGATATGAGATTGCTAATACTGGAATTACAACTAGTGCAAGCACACTCAAACAAGTTTGCTCTAGTGTAATTTCAGAAGGTGGTTATGAATTGCGAGGATTGCAACAAGCAATAAATACCCCAATTACAGCACCAGTAGATTTACCAACTCCCGCTGGAACTTATTATCCAGTGCTTTCTATTCGTCTCAAATCTTCTCCAAATAGATTAGATGCGATTGTAATTTTGACTGCCCTTTCATTAATGGGAACTGGAAATGGACCACAATATAATTGGCAGGTGAGAGCATCAGCAACTACTACTGGCGGAACTTGGGTCAGTGCTGGTGTTGATAGTGCTGTAGAATATAAGATTGATGGAGGAACTGTAAGTGGCGGAAGAATATTAGCATCAGGTTTCTTCACATCAGCAAATCAATCTTCTTCATCAGTTGATATTCTAAAAGAAGCATTATTTAAGTTTCAGTTGGAAAGAAATGGACTGACTGGAACACCTTATGAATTAACACTTGTATGTGCATCTGATACTGCTGGTGCTGATGTTTTTGCTTCCCTGGACTGGGAAGAAATTAGTAGGTAATTTGCAATTTATAAATAACTAAAAGTGTTGTATTTAAAATAATGGCTCATAGACCAGTTGGGGCAGGTTCCTCATTTACATTTACTGCAGGTGCTGCAACAACTTCATCTGCCTTTTCAGTGCAATCTAGTGTTTTGAGAGTAGTTGCAGTTGGTGGTGCTGCCCACGTTGCAATTGGAGTTAATCCTACTGCAACGAATACTGATTACTATGTTCCTGCAGGCGATACTGTAACTTTAGGTTTAACTAAAGCATCAAATAGAGTTGTTGGAATAACAACAGGAACAACAACTATTGTTACTGTTCCAGAGGGAACTCAAGTTCCATTTGGAGTTGGTGATTATGTAACTCTAACTGCATCGGGGCAGTCATATTACAACTTTACAAATCAGCAAGTTTTATCAGTTGATACTTCTGCAGGTGTTAATGGATATTATCAAACAAGAATGACTGTGAATTATAATTCAAGTGGAATTGTAACCGCATTTTCCTCAGCAGATGCTTCAGTGATTATTTCTAATAAGATTTCCGCTTATGGAGTCGGTTCAGGAACAATTTATTTCCAACAAGTACAAATCACAGGACAAGCATAATGAAACTCATCACAGAAGAAATAGAAAAGGTAGAGGTTATTACTGAAGGAAAAGGTAGTAATCAAAAACTCTATATTCAGGGTCCTTTTTTACAAGCAGAATGCGTTAATCGTAATGGACGTATGTATCCTATGTCTATTATGGAGCGTGAAGTAAAAAGATATACTGAGCAATATGTAAATAAAGGACGTGCTCTTGGAGAATTGGGACATCCAGATGGTCCTACTGTAAATCTTGATAGAGTATCGCATAAAATCGTTTCTCTCTCCCAAGAAGGACATAATTTTATCGGTAAGGCACAGATTCTTTCTACTCCAATGGGTAAGATTGCAGAATCTTTACTCAAAGAAGGTGTTTGTCTTGGAGTTTCTTCTCGTGGTATTGGTTCTCTGAGAGAAAATCTTAAAGGTGGATATAAAGAAGTTGGTGAAGATTTTATGCTGGCAACTGCAGCCGACATTGTTGCAGATCCTTCAGCACCAGACGCTTTTGTTCAAGGAATTATGGAAGGTAAAGAGTGGATATGGGATGGTGGAATGTTGAGAGAAAAAGTAGCGCAAAATACAAAAAATAAAATTAATGATTTGGTAGATCAAAAATTATTAGAAGATTATAAGTTATCTCTGTTCAATGAGTTTTTAAACTCCCTGTAATTTATTAAAGTATAAATAAATATAGTTTATAACGTAAGGTTAAACGGAGAGTTCAAATGTCTCGTGGAGATTTACAAGAAATGGAAGTAGGCACTAAGCAATCCAAAACCGCTGTTAATGCAAATGCCAAAGCAGCGGATGCTATGCCACATTTATCAGGTTCTACCCCAGGACAAACTGGTGGATGGGAAGATCTTGGGGGACCTACTCCCGAGAACTATAAGACTGATGATGATTCGGCAAAATTAAAAACGCCTGGAGCAACTCTTAAGCAAGTTAAAGATGTTGTGAATAAGGGCGCTAAATCCGCTGAAGCAATGAAATCAGTTAAAGAAGAAGAAGATCTTGATGATGAAGATCTAATTGATGAAGATGAATATCTTGAAGATGAAGAAGTAATTGAAGAATCTGAAGAAGAATCACCTAAGAAAAAAGAAAAGAAAGGTGGAGATGACGAAGATAAAGACGATGAAGATGAAGATGATGAAGATGATGAAGTCAAAGAAAACTTTGATATTGAAGAAGATGTTAATGCTCTTCTAGAAGGTGAAGATCTTTCCGAAGAGTTCCAAGAAAAAGCACGCACTATTTTTGAAGCTGCTCTTCGTTCTAAGGTATATGATATTAAAGAATCCCTTGAGGAGCAGTATTCTATTGCTCTTGCGGAAGAAGTAGAAGAAATTAAATCTATTCTTTCTGAGCGTGTAGATGCATATCTTGAATATGTTGCTGATGAATGGATTCAAGAAAATGCACTAGTTATCGAACAAGGTCTTAAGACCGAAATGACCGAATCATTCCTTCAAGGAATGAAGGGTCTTTTTGAAGAACATTATGTATCAATCCCTGAAGATAAATATGATGTGCTTGAGAGCATGGTAGAAAAACTTGATGAAATGGAGACAAAACTCAACGAGCAAATTGATAAGAAT